TTTTAATTGTTTTGAAAATGCTATTGAAATGTGTAATAAAGTTTTAATTATAACCTATGGTGAGATAGGTCATAAAAGATGGAAAAGGTTAGATTTTGTAAAAAAAACATATAAAATTAAATCTCTTGATGAATTTACTATAGAGAATTTAATTAATTATACAAAAAAAATTGCCTTAAAGAAAAATGTTATACTTGAAGTTGATTGTGTGAAAAATTGGCATAACATATCAAGAGTATATTATAAAGTATTAAAATAAATATATGAGTAAAAAAGATAAACATCAAATTAGAAAAGAACAACCAGTTTATACTGGAGTTCTTAAATATTTTCCAAGAGCAATAAAGTATATATCAAAAGTAAGTTTACAAGGTAACAAACAACACCACCCAGATAAACCACTACATTGGGATAAAAGTAAATCTACAGATCATTTAGATGCCTGTTTAAGACATTTAATAGATCACTCAATAAATCCAATAGATGATGATGGATTATTACATCTTGCAAAGGCTGCTTGGAGAAATTTAGGTGAATTAGAAAATTTATTAGAAACATTAGAAAAAGAAAATGATTGATATTCCAATAAAAATTAATATTATAAATCATAGTAAAAGATTAATAAAAGAAATCAATTTTGGAAATAGGGGTTTTGCTGATGGTAATAAAAGACAACAATACATAGGAATTGTTGGAGAGAATGTCATAAGAGATTATTTAGGAATTAAACTTATTGAATTTAAAAATGAATTTGATGGTGGCTATGATATTAATTGGAATACTTATAAAGCTGATGTAAAAACAATGGAAAGAAAAGTACAACCAACATTGGAATATGTAAATAATGTTTTAGATACACAAATGAATTACCAAGCTAATGCTTTTATATTTTGTTCAATAAATTCAAAAACAAAAATTTTGACTATTTGTGGTTGGATTACAAAAAAGAAGTTTAAAGAACTTGCGAGTTATTACCCTAAAGGCTCAACAAGGAAAAGAAATGATAACACCACTTTTGAATTACATTCAGGTAATTGGGAAATAAAGAATGAAAATTTATATAAATTTTATAAATTAGATTTTGAAAAGAATTATTAAAAGAAAAAAGAATGAAAGAAAAATTTTTAGATTTTGGAATTGACATTGGTTTTAAAACTGGTGAGTTTCACACTACTTGTCCAAAGTGCAGTAGTACAAGAAAAAAGAAAACCGAAAGGTGCTTATCTATAAATGAACCAAAAGGTTTATTCAACTGTCATCATTGCGGATATAGTGGTAATGTAAATCTTCAAGCAAAAAAAGAATATGTAAAACCTATTGAGGTTAAATCTGAACTATCGGAAAAAACTTTAAAGTGGTTTGCTAAAAGAGGAATATCAGAAACCACAATCGTTAATTGGAATATTAGCGAATCCATAGAATATTTTCCACAAGTCAAAAAAGAAAGAATAGCAATAAACTTTAATTACTATCGTGAAAAGCAATTAATAAACATAAAATATCGTGATGGACAAAAGAACTTTAAACTCTTTAAAGATGCTGAACTAATCTTTTATGGTCTTGATAATATTAAAGAAATGGACAAGATTTATATTGTTGAAGGTGAAATTGATGCTTTATCTTTACACGAAGCAGGGCTTTATAGTGTTTGTTCAGTTCCTAATGGTGCATCTAAAGGATCACAACGATTAGAATATCTTGACAACTGTTGGGAATATTTTGTAGATAAAACAGAGATAATATTATGTACCGATAATGACCAAGCAGGATTATCACTTCGAGGTGAACTTGCAAGAAGATTTGGTCAAGGTAGGTGTAAGTATGTTGAATTTGGCGATTATAAAGATGCTAATGACATATTAATCAACAAAGGTGCAAGTGAACTACGAGAAGTTGTTAGTAAAGCAAAGAACTTTCCTATCGAGGGTGTTCTAAATATTAACGATATTTGGGATAGTGTTTTAAACTTTAACGAGAATGGAATCAAGAATTATAATGTGCGATTGGGAAACTCTAATGAGTATTATAACATTAGCTTCGGAGAATGGACTGTATGCACAGGGATTCCAAATGCAGGAAAGTCAGATGTCATCGACCAAATATGTGTTAATCTTGCATTACAAGAGGACTTTAGAGTAGCAATGTTTTCACCTGAAAGCTATCCTTACGAATCACACATCAAAAGGTTAGCAAATAAAGTAAATGAAAAAGATTGTAACACACAAGATTTAAACAATACCAAAGATTTTATTGAGCAGCATTTTTTCTTTGTTAGAATAGATATTGAAAACTTAACCCTAAAAGGCATTTTAGATGCTTTTAAGCAACTTGTATTCCAAAAAGGTGTAAATGTATGTGTGATTGATCCATACAATATGTTAGACCATTCTGCACAACGAGATTTTACTTATGTTGGAAAACTACTATCAGAGATAACCCAGTTTTGCCAACAAACAAACACACATTTATTTTTAGTGGCACACCCAAGAAAAATGGAAAGTGTTGATGGTAAATATAGAGTTCCCAACCCTTATGATATTTCCCAGTCATCTGATTTCTTTAACAAGGCATATAATTGTATTACTGTTTATAGGAATCTTGGACAACAAACTATATATGGAAGTGATAGTGTGCAAATATATGTGCAAAAAGTTAAGAGAAAAGAGAATGGTAAACAAGGCGATTTTATGGTAGCACCTGATTTTAAAAACGGAGGAGTTTATAAAGAAATAGATAAAGACAAACAAAGATTTGAAGTAATTAAAGATAATATACCTTTCTAATGAAAATAAACTTACTTGATTTATTTAGTGGTATTGGTGGCTTTCATTTAGGTTTAAGTCAAGCAGGGTTTAAAGTAAATTCTTACTACTCTGAAATAGATAAATATGCAATAAAAACTTACAATCACAATTTTAAAAATAGTACTTATGTCGGATCAGTTACAAATATTCAACGAAATAGATTACCCAAAAGAATCAATGCCATCACTTTTGGAAGTCCTTGCCAAGATTTTAGCCTTGCAGGAAAAAGAAAAGGTCTTGATGGAGATAGAAGTTCCCTTATTAGTGAAGCAATTAATCTCATCAGCGAATTCAAACCAGATTTTTTTATCTGGGAAAATGTTAAAGGAACATTCTCCTCAAACAATGGCGAGGACTTTTGGGCAATTATCAAAGCCTTTACCGACATTGGGGGTTATCGACTCGAATGGCAACTGCTTAATACAAGTTGGTTTCTACCCCAAAATAGAGAGAGAATCTACCTTGTCGGATATACTTCAAACAAAAGTAGAGGACAAATATTTCCTATCGGAGAAATCAGTAAAGAGAATAATAACACAAACGACTTCCTTACAACAAATACAATCCATTCACGATACACAGCAGACAGCACAGGTTCGTACATTGAGGAAAGTTACAAAGTTTCATCTGCCACAAAAAGAGGATATGAAATAGCAAATCCTGGTGATAGTGTTAATTTATCACAACCAAGCTCCAAAACTCGTAGAGGTAGAGTAGGAAAACAACAAGCTCAAACATTAGAAACAAGTTGCAATCAAGCAGTCATTGGATATTCAAGAGATAAAAAAGGTAAAGTAACAAACTATCACGAAAAAAATGAAGCTAACACTTTACATTCAAAATCTGGAGGAGGTGGTAATACTGACCAGTATATAACTAATAAACAAAACATAAGAAGATTATCACCTATAGAGTGTGAAAGATTACAAGGATTTCCTGATAATTGGACACTTGCAGAAGATAACTCTGATACTCAAAGATATAAGATGATAGGTAATGCAGTAACTGTAGATGTAGTAAAAGCAGTTGGAGAAAGAATTATAAAAACATTATACTAACTTTGTAAAATGTTTGATGTCAGCATATCGGTTATGAGGGGTTTTGGGATAGGTTTTAACTACTCTAACGAAGATATTGAGGGATTGGAATACATAGCCGATGATCTACGACACACTATCCAAATAATCTTTTTCTTCGTAATAATTAACATAAATTACTATACTGAAGTAGAATAAAATTAAAATTTTTCTCGTTGATTGTCAATTAGTTAGCAATTATTTACTAATTATTTACATAAAATATTCTTTATATTGTAAAATATTCTTTATATTGCAGTATAATTAAAAACTAATAATAACTAAAAATAATTAAAATGGAAAAAATAACAAAAGAAGATAACTCTTTAAATAGACATAGGGTAAAACCTATAAATGAGTATGGGTTACATACTCCTAACTTCACTCAACAAACAACTAATACATTACTTGCTAAAACAGGAATTAAATTTATGGACAATAGTTATAGAAATGATTGTATGGA